ATCTTTCTTACAAACAAGTTTATTACTGTTTTATATTTTCCATTTTTACCATTTATTTTAAGAGTGTTGGTATCACTTCATATGGATGCGGAAGTTGGCTCTGCCCCAACGACCTCTTACCTATGAAACAAGCGAGATTCTGACTTCTCTATTCCGCAATAAAAAGACAGTGAGCCACTATTGCAACCCACCGTCTCAATATTATTATTTAATTATTCTTCAACAGAGAACACTGTTCCAAGACCATCAAGATAATTATACATATCTGTACTGATATCAGAAGCTACATAATAAAAATCAACTTCGCCACAAAGATATCTCTTTGTTTCATCGCTCCAAGCTTTCTCAACCCAGAGTTCAGGAATATTGTCACGCCAAGAAACATCAATATAATATTCGCCACAATAATCAAAGTCATTATAATCAAGAAGCTGAATATCAATATCGTCAATATTCATCATTGCTTTAATAATAGGCTTTGCGATATCACCCTGTACTACTACAGATACATCAATCTTCTGCTTAACATCGTCAAGTATATCGCCAACTAACATTTCTGTTGCAGGATATGTATTATGAGACTTTATCTTTAACATATAATCACCCCGAATTACTTACTTTCAGCAACTGTATCCTTGAACATCTTACCTGCCTTAAAA